CCTGCAACCAATCTGTTATTGCCATCAAAATAATAACCAGTTGGTGCTGTGAAATATAACAGTGCACCTTGTGTTATATATTGTAAATTAGTTGTCGAATATGTACCTAATTGTACAGGAATGTTTTGATCGCCTGATACATAATAGAAATATCCTGATTCGCTACTAGCATCAACTGAACTTGTTTGCCATAATATTGTACCAGGTGTAGTTGTTGCATTAATAGGGTATCTAGGATAATATTGTACATAATATTGATTTGCATTGTTACTTGCCAATGCTGCTGACAATGTAGATGTTAAAAATACTAAAATATCACTATTACTATTAATAGTTAATGTTAAGAATCCTGGAGTATTGTCTTGATATAATGCACCGTCATTACCAAAACTATTGGTACTTGAATACTTTCCTGTGCTGTCAAGTAAGTCAATATTTTTACTGATGCCAATACTACTACGATTGATTGCTTGTGACTTAATAATTGAACTATAGTATGAATATGGGAAATTATTATAGTCTTGACCGTTTACCATACGATTTTGTGTATAGTAACCAGCTGGTGCACGTTGTTTAATGTCTGCTATTGTTTCACGTGCTTGTGCGTTTGATACAGTTTCTTGTAATTCCAATGTAACTGTTAATGTTTCTGTTGTTCCTAAACGTGTAACATATGAAAATGCAATTGTAATACCTTGCATATCACTAGGATAAATTGTATATGTTAACGCATTACCTGCACGAACATATGCTAAGAAGTTTCCTACTGGTATTTCTGAAAATACACCGTCACCAAATACATAACTTACTGTATCGTTAAATCCTGAAGTTACTGAGAAAATTGCTCTTTGTGAGCCTTCTGCTACTGATTGCAGATATGCATTAGCATAAACATTTTCTACTTGTTTCCAAAGTGCTGGACTAGCATTATTTGTAGTTAATTGATATAACCAAGTGTCAGTGTTGTTAACACCTTGAATATTACCAATATTAATAACTTGGTTAGCAATTTGTTGTGCCAAGTTAAATGTATAACTTTGAAGTGTGCCTTGTTTAAAGTAAAAGAACCAACCTGTGTTTGGACTACCATATCCTAATTGGTCATTGCGATATAAAATATTAAATTTACCACTTGGTGCAGGTGGTATTTCATATAGATAATCTTCACCCACACTAGTCATACTTGTTAATTCAAAAGCAGATGACTGTCCGTTAATTGTAGCATTGAACGGAACAATTGGTAAGCTAAGTGGTGGAATATTAATAGAATATTCACTTGTTGTAGTTCCTAAAATATCTTGACTGTTGCCAGGACGTCCTACAAATTGTGAGTTTATCAATGTAGCATTGATAATTGTGTTAAATTGATCTTGCCAACTTGGGTTAGCAGGATCATTCCATAAAATAGGTACATTACTTAGATTTAATCCATTGATATCAGTAATGTTTTGTGTTGTTTGTATACTGATTACTTTTAAATAACCTTGACCAGCTAAGTTACGTTGTGGGGTATAGCTAACCAAATTAGCTAATTTGACTACGCTGTCTCTACGTTCTGCCGTGTCAATAAAGTTTTCACGTGCGTTTAAGTCGTTGCGAAATGCTAGACCCTGACCCATGAACGCCATAACGTCAAGCAATGCGATAAACTCACTGCTTTCAATATAGTCATTGAATGTTTCTGGGTAATATATTTGTAGATAGTCTATGAAACTTTTACGTAATGTTTCATAGTTATAGCTGGTGAAATCTGCACCGGCGTAGGTTTGGTATATTTGTTGCCAATAATTTATACCAAAAAGATTACTTTGTCTATTACTTGTTACAGCCATAATTATTACCGTTTGTATTATTTATCAATACAAAAAATGCTACTTTTAAAGGTTATTGAAGTACTGCTGTATTGTTGGCTGGATTAAAGAAAACACTGATTACGGCAGGGTTATTAAAGGGATTTACTGCTACTTGAAGTTGTAAAAGTATTCCATTTTCTTGAGGATACACTTGAATTGAACCTAATTGAAGTCTAGGATCAAGACCTACTATTCTTTTTAATTCATCTTCTAATTGAAACTGTGTATCTGCTGTATTTGGCTCAAAAATAAATGACCAAAGTGTTGTACCATATTGAGGTTGACCTACTTTTTGTCCTAAAGGTATATTGATAGCATTTAAAAAGTCTCTGATAACTAATTGCTCATCTACTGATTTAAATTTGTCGCCATAACTTACTGGATTGGTTATGCCGTTAGAACCGTTTCTAGCAGGACCATTTGAGTTGGTGCTTCTAGGTTGATTAGCTTGTAATGATGAATATCCAATATATGTAGGCATAAAAATATTTATCTCCCTAATGATCTGAAATTTACCATAAAGTCAAACTTCCATCTGTTGAAGTATAACCAAGATCCTTTTGATATTGTATAAATGTAGGATCGCTGCTAGCAGCAATCCATGCTTGCTTTGCAGACTCTATTCCAGGATCTCCTTGTGGAAGTGTTTGTTTTGCATTTTGATATGCATCAATTGCAGGTTGAAGTGTATTTTTTATATAATTGTCTATATAATTTTGTTTATCTTGTGCGACCTTTTGGGCTTGCTTTTGTGCATCTGCTGCCGCAGTAGCTTGAGGTGATATTATTCCTAAGAAGTTTGGAGCTGGAATCTTAGGATTACCTAAAACGTTAGTAATTCCTGCTGTAATTTCACTACGATTAGTAGTATTAACACCCACAGTTGGCAATTTAACTGGGCTTGCGCCACCTGATGCTAGTGATGATATAGAACCTTGCAATTGTGATAATGCCCCTGATGATAATCCTAATCCAGCTAATGCTGTTAAACTGCCACCTGCTTGATTAATTACGCTTGAAACGCTTGGTAATCCTTTAGATAATGATGCTACACCACCTGCTAAACTACTACCTAAACTACTAGCACTTGGAACAATATTGTTCAATGCGCTGCTTGATGCGTTTTGAGCCAAACTAGTTACTGAACTTAATCCAGGAACTGACGAAACTGAACTGCCTGTTTTGTTTACTACAGATGCAATTGTATTTGTACCACCTGGTAATAAACTTACACCGCTAGCTGTTGCTGATACAGTATTTTGTAATGCTCCTGCACCTGCTGATTGAGCAGCTTGTTGTAAGCCTGATGCTGTAGTTGATAATGACGATGTGCTTGCAAATCCACCAACAGTAGGAAGTGTGTTTGTGTTTGATACACTTGAAACTAATGATGCTGCCCCTGAACTTGTCAATGCTTTAGTTCCATTTACTGCATTTGTAACAACTGAACTTGATAAACTACTTTTTATTGTTGTTGATGAAGCACCTACTGCGGCTAAAGGAGATTTAGTTCCCAAACCACCAATTGTGCTTCCTATAGCACTACCTATAACACTGCCAAGTGCTCCTTGTGCGGCCGCACTTACTGATCCGCCCGATACTGAAGCAGCAGCGGTTTTAATTGCGGCTGCTTTAGCTAATGTTGTAAGATTTTGAGGTACTCCGGCTTTCATAGCAACAAAACTACTTGCAATAGCTTTAAACGCTGATGCTGATGCACCTTGAGTAGACAGTGACAAGTTTGACATGCTTGGAATTTTAGCTAATGCGCTAACTGATGATGTTATAGAACTTAAACTTGACACAGATACACCAGACAATCCTGCTGCAAAGTTACCTTTGCTAATCGCAGATAATGCAGAACTGCTAGCTCCTGATATAGCCTTAGTAGCAGAACTTACTGCTCCCCCTGCTAGTGAATTAATAGAACCTGATCCAGTTGCTGTTATTGATCCTGCTGCGCTGCCCAATCCATTAGTTATACCAGTTACATTTGGTATTTGACTGCTTGATACGCCACCTGCAAAACTTGATACTGTTCCTGCAGCGGTAGTAGTTGCTGCTCCACCTACAGATGCCAAAGCAGTTGATGGTGAGGCTAAACCTAATCCTGATGGTGCGGTAGTAGCGACAGATCCTGTTGCTGATGCTAATGCAGGAGTCACACTGTTTACTGAATTTACCGCACTGATTGTTTGAGGTACACCTACAGTTGCGCCAGATAGTACTAATCCAGAAATTTGTGTTGAGTGTTCTGCGCCAGTAATTACACCTGCATTAGTCAACTGTGTTTGTGATTGTTGTAGTGTTGTTACAGCTACATTTGCTTGAGCATTAGGATTATTTACAAATGCATTTAAGCTGTTTATACCATTTGAGTTTGTAAACAGATTTGGAGGCATAGCTGCTTGTACACTTGACCCACTTGCTACTGCTGAATTTACTAATGATGCTGAACCTGGTTTTAACACGCCTGCTGATTCCATTTGAGTTGGTGTTAAACCATATTGTCCAACAACAGCTACAGGTGTGCCTGTACTGTCAGGTGCGATTGCTGTACCTGTTGTTGCGGCAGCTGCCGTGCTAGGATTGCTTGCTACTGTTTGTTGCATTGTACCCAACAACGCTGCTGTAGCAGGTTTGTCAATTGAAGTACTAACAGCAGGTACTGGAGGTTGTGCAGCTATTGTTGCCGCAGTTACTGGACTTGTTGCTGCATTATTAGTTACAGGTGCGCCACTTGTATCAGTTGATGATCCTGCTTGTCCTGGATTACCATTTGCTCCTGCTGCCCCGCCTGT